GAAAATAATAATCGAAATATTGTAGTATAATATTTTTATCTCGCATACATAAGACCGGCATTCCCAGACATAAATGTAACAACGTTGTATCTTTCTTCTAAAACAACCAGATTATAGTTGTAATCATATATACGCCATGTCGGCTTATTTACACCAATGGGTAGTTTCGTTGCAGGGTCGCAAATTGTCAAAAAATTTGCACTAGGATCCAGTGGTGGGTAAAAAGTCGTAAACTCGAATTGAACATTCGAAAACTTACTCGTATTAAGCGCACCAGTCGGCTGCATATTGAAAGGGCTTGTATCTAGACAAAAATTATAACAATATAATCCATTGGTGCCATCAGAGTTAGTTCGTATATATTTCTCTATATAATTATACACACCAGCATCTAGCACATTTTCACGATACTTACCATCCAATAAAATAGCCATATTTAGTAATATATTACGCTGGTTATCTACACTAAATGGTTGTGTAACAAAAAATCCCGTATTATTGCCTGTTATTGTATCATATCCTGGACCTATCGCAATGTCACTACATGATACATTTATTCCACCATACCAACCATTATACTGTTTACCAGGTGTAACAGGTGCGGGAAGTATATTTACAGGCAAATAATTATATGGCCAATTCGTATAGTTGCTCCATTGATTTCGTAAGTTAATATCACTTCTCTGAAAAAAGAACATCCAGCTACTTACCATTCCGAGAGTATTTTCAAGCCATACACGCTGCGACCCAGTTACATTTTCGAAATTCCATTCATATGCCGATTTGATTAAATACTTTTGTTCAGTCGCCGCAAATGTCTTCGCTTCCTCGTTTGATAAAAATCCATACGTGCTAATCAGATGTATATCAGCATTCCAATCGGATTGTGCAGCGTTATTATACCCTGAAGCATCTAAGCTAACACTGGGTGGAGACTGAAGAAATCTATACAGTTGCATATATTCGTTACTATAGTTTGGACGAACAATAGGCCATCCATTTTGCGGGTCCATAACATCACGAATAGTGTACAAATCTTGTATAGGTCGCATAACTACATCTATCTTTAGCTGGTTATACTGGAGCGCAATTAGAGGAAACGCCATTTTACTTGAAAGAGTAAACCATGCATTTATTGGTATATATAATTTACGACTTCGAATCGAAGGTTCTGAACCTTGAGGTAAAGTAACATAGTATGCATTCGGATACATATTTATTCTACTTTGTGCATTTCCAGGGTCATTTAACTCTGCAATATTTCCCGTCATTTCATTATATAGCGCCTTCTTGGTCCCTGTAAAATCACGCTGCACTAACGCCAATAAATACTTACCTGTTAATACTTGTAACAACTGCCCTCCAACCGATATACGCACCTCCTTTATCATTTGTGTTCCTAAATTCTCAATCCAGCGAAACTCAAATGGTGCCCAGTCTTTAGTTCCACATACAGGATTCGGTGGCCATATAGGGCTCCATATTGTCGGAAGTGTAACTACAATATACGTATCCATTAATAAATCGGCATATCTTGGAACATAGAAAGTAAATGTCGAATCCGTCGTTAATCTAAGAGACCTTTGCCCCGTAAAGTCAATTCTAAATTTTTGTAATCCGAAATTTGTATACTTAGCATATGTAGCTTTAAAAAATGTTTTCTTAGGGTTTCCATTTAATATTACATTTTGATTTCCATAAGATACAATATTTAGTAATCCCCCCGTCATTCTTTTTGTTTATAATATTATTATATATATTTAACATATTAATAATTTTTAACAAGTTTTTTATATATATAATTAATATCGTTATATAATTAATATCATTATATAATAATATAATTAAAACTATGTCAGCACCACAACCCGGACAACCCGGACAACCACAATCTCCTCAACCTGGCGGAGGTATTAATATTAATTTCTTACCTTCTACTGATGCTATACGCAAGGCACTAACTTCAAACGTTACACCTATGGCGATTCATTGGTTCGGTATGGCCTTTGTTATCGTCGTATTGCTATGGCTTATCACATATGTTACTACAAAAATTAATTTAGGAAAAACAAATTGTGATGTTATTAAAGAAGTTAATAAAGATTCACCTCCTACAAAAATAAACTCAAAATGGACTACATCTAGCTCCCCTGACTATACTGGAAAAAACTTGCGTGATTTTTATATAAAAACCGCATATAACTGTTGCGCTTCTGGCCAATTTAAGAGTGATTATGTTAGTATGTGTGCACTACAAAACGCAATTAAGCAAGGTGTACGCTGTCTAGACTTTGAAATATTTTGTATAGATAATGTTCCTGTTGTAGCAGTTTCATCCATAGATGTAGTCGGTATAAAACAGAGCTACAATAGTCTACCTATATCTCAGGTTCTAAAAGAAATAAACAATATTGCATTCTCTGAAACTGCTGGTATATGCCCTAATCCCAAAGACCCGTTACTCCTACATTTCCGTATAAAAACAAATAATGTCAATATTCTTAATATATTAGCAAGTGAAATTGCAGAGAACTTAGGTGATAAGTTGTTACCAATTGAATATATGCGTGAATGTAATGGGACAAATATAACAAAACGACCCATTAAGGACTTTATGGGTAAAGTTGTTATTATGGTTGAGAAAAACGGCACATCTAATTCTATGCCCCTTTTGTATCAGTCGAAAAATATGTGGGAGCTTACAAACGTTACTACTAATTCCGTTTTTATTCATGAAAGCCGATTTATGGATATTAAGAATTCTAACGACGTTGAAACAATCACCAATTTTAATAAACAAAATATCACACTTGTTCTACCGGATTTATCTGTGTCAAATGCAAACTATATTTCAACCGTTCCACAGGCACTCGGATGTCAACTTATGGCTATGAATTTCCAAAACGTAGACCAGAATTTGCTTACTTATAATGAATTATTTGAAAAGAAAGAGAGTGCGTTTGTTCCCAAACCGGCTGAACTATTATATGTCCCTGTGTTTATTGACAAGCCGAAACCTTTAGCCAATTATCTTAGTTATGCTGCTAAACAAGTCGATGGTCCGGGAAATATTAAAATTAATGCATAATTTTGTACAACAATATTTTTCGATAGTTTTATTATATCATATTAATATAATAGTGTTTATCATATTAATATAAATATATCTATGTCTATGGATGATACTGATAATAACAACAAAAACAATCAAAATAATCCTTTAAATATACTATATTATGAAAATCGTGAATTAGAGTTATTAAAAAATGCGATAAATATTGAAGCTAAAAAACGTGGTGAACGTATTGCACAAAATCCTGTAATGAAGCAGATTATTTCCGTTCTTGAAAAATTTATCCATGATAAACACCTTGTTTGTTATGGCGGAACTGCAATTAATAATATTCTCCCTCCTGTCGACCAATTTTATAACAGAGATTTAGAAATACCTGACTATGATTTCTTTTCACCAAATGCCATGAATGATGCAAAAGCCTTGGCTGATATTTACTTTCGCCTTGGATTCTCTGATGTAGAAGCAAAGGCTGGTGTTCATTACGGTACTTATAAAGTATTCGTCAACTTTTTTCAAATTGCGGATATTACACAACTAGACAGTAAACTATTTAGTAGTCTTAAAAAAAATGCAATTATTAAGGATGGTATTCTATACTCTCCTCCTAATTTTTTAAGAATGGCGATGTATTTAGAATTATCACGTCCCGGTGGCGATATTACTCGTTGGGAAAAGGTTTTAAAGCGTTTAAATCTTCTCAATAAAAATTACCCACTTAAGGCTGAAAAATGTGACCCCGAAACATTTCATCATTCTTTCTCTGCTCGTTCAAAAACAAAACAATATTATTATCAAAAAGAACTTATACAAAATGTTATAAAGGATATTGTATCCGATGAAAAGTTAGTTTACATAGGAGGTTATGCTAACGTACTTTATTCACGTTATTTGAAAAATCGTGAAAAAATGTATCTAATGGAAATTCCTGATTTTGATTTGTTATCTACTACACCTGATAAAACTGCAAAAAAAATAAAAGAAGAAATGGAAAAAAAAAGAATTATTA